GGCAGTGGCTCCGGTATTGGCATGAATGCCGGCTGCGGGAGACCCGCCAGCTCCTCCATTGACCCCAGCTCCGCCGGTCGTGTTAGCCTGATTGCCACCAGTAGCAGTACCGCCGGCCCCATTATTGCCCGAAGCTCCGCCACCATTCGCCGTCATGGTGGTGACAGCAAGCGTACCAGAAGACACTGTGCTAGCCGTTCCAGGGGTTCCGTTGTCGTTTATGTTTGTAGCTCCCCCGCTGCCTACGGTCCAGCTAATGGTTTGCCCGCCGGAGCACGCATAAGAAGATCTTGAATAGCCTCCTCCTCCTCCTCCTCCGAACCACGTATTTGTGCCGTCACTGGCCGAAGTACCACCACCGCCGCCCCAAACCTCTATGACTACCGTGTTGGCGCCAAAAGGTACTGTGACCGTACCAGAAGATCCACCAGTAGAAAAGGTAGATAGAGAGCTGGTAAAAGCCGAGTAGAACTGTCTCCAGGTACCTGCATCGTTCACCCATCCTTGCTGCACTTGTCGCCAAGTGGATACGTCTTTAACCCATACCTGAGTAATAGTTCGCCAAGTACCGGAGTCATTTACGAACAGGCCGCTCATGATTAATAGATATAGAAGATGTCGCCGTCGGAGCCACCGGTAGGTGACCCACCGTTCTGAAGAGTGACATTAGTTCCGCCCTTTGACGGCAAATTGCGGCACTTCATAGAGGAGGCATATTGGGTCACAGCACCGGACGGCACAAAGGAAGAACCTATAGAACCGGAAGAGATATTGGAAGCATTGAGAGCTGTAAGGCTTGTTCCTATACCCGAGAAAGCATGGCTTGTAACCGTCCCCGTCCCAGAGAATGTATACGACGGGTTGTCTGTGGAATTACCAAACGTCATGCTAGAAATGGCGTTGGCAGTCCTGGCAATGGATACGGCTAGTTTTGCTGTAGTACCGGCGTCATTTAGAGTGCGCAACTGGAACGTCGAGGCACTGCCACCAAAATCCCACCTCTTAGTATCTACCGCTCCGCTTGTGTCTTTTATGCCAATAAACCCGCCAGCGGCGGCTTCTAAGGTTATTGGGTAAGAGTCCGTTCCTGCTGCGGTGGCAAGAGAGAACACATTAACCGTGCTAAGCTGCGGAACAGTGGTCGGTAGATTTGCTGCCGGAAGACGGGCACTGCCGTCCAAAGGAGCGTATCCGTTAGCAACTCCCTTACTAGAGCTGTCTTGCTTAGTCGCGATGGCGGTGGCGATGTTATTAAATTCCGTATCTACATCTGCGCCTTGAGCCGTCTTTCTAGGATCTCCATGCGCATACGTGTCCTTGATGGCAAAATCAGTAGTCTTGATATAGTTACTCATCGTGCCATCCGGCCAATCTTGGTGTAGAGGTTAAACTGTTGAAGGGCTACGTCGGCCCCGTTGATGTCTGCCTGAAGACCTATCTGTAGATACTGTCCGTATCCTGAGGTAGACACAATCAAGTCTTGCAAGGCCATGCCCCCAGACCATTCATCTATCCCGTATTCCATGATGCCCCACTCGGAGGCACCCGGAGACATAAGTGTAATGCCTTGGCTGTACACTGGTGGGACGAAGTCGAAGGCCCAGGTAAACGTGACGTCTGCTTGGGCCGAGATCCATAGCAAGGCAGCTACGGATTTCAGTATCTTGAAGTAAGGAGCTATCTCGTCTCCGGCATTCATCCACCCAGAACTATATTGGAAGGTATAAGAGCCTCCGTTGTCCTGGTATCCGCTGTACTTGCCTATCTGCCCCCCTGTAAGAGTTCCTAGACTGGCGTACAGATTAGTATCTAAGGACCTAAACATGGCCGTGGGGACGAAGTTGTCCCACTCGGTGGCCCTAAGAGAGCCATCTTCCATCCTTGTAATAGTCGAGAAACAGAAGACTAGCCCAGAGGTAGGAATCGAAAGAAGGTAGAACGCGTTCTCTGGGGAGTATACGGACCTGATCTGTGTCTTATCTGCCCCTACGAGATTCAGGGCGAGATAATCACGAACATTGCGACTAAGGTTATTAAGCGGGTTAGATTTCTCGAGAACCACTCTTTGAAGCGATTCGAGCCCCGAAGCCGAGAGGAAAAGGATATCTCCTCCCTCGATTTGCTGGACACTGTCTCTAGCAATACAACCAACGCCAATGACCGTATCAACCACATATAGATTATTCGGATTAATGCCTAGTGGACTGCCGGTAGAATCGGCGTATATCACGATTCTGTTCTTGCCGAACACGATCATCCGTCCATTATAGAATGCAAGGGCTTGGATGGTGTCGGTGTCCCCAGGCCATACGGAGGTCATGTCTATGGACCCTGGTCCACTGGTGGACGAAGGATTCCATTCAGTTGGGGCTAAAAGTCCAGAATACTTAATTGTGTGGAGATCGGAATCGGAAGCCCAAATTCGGCCACTATGCACCAAAGCACAGTTGCCTTTGGGTACGGTGCCGCTATCTGTGGCGGCTAGATTAGCAAAAGAAGTACTGCCGTCATAGACGATCGGCGTCATTCCTTGCTGGAATCCGTAGCACTTCCCGATGAAGTTGACGAATTGCCAGTTGTTCGCTGTGACCGTAGCAGTGCCAGTAATGTCTGCCGGAGTCGAAATCCCAAGGTAAAGCTTGTTACCCGCACTAGCAATTGTTTGAGTACTACCATCCAGCTTCACCAATTCGTGTAATTGAGATATTGACGGGGCGCCCGTTATGGTGGCTGTGGTCTGGTTCAACCATCCCTGCCGTGCAGCCAACCTAGCGGAAGTGTCGAACACCGCATTAGAAGCTTCTACGGCCCATTCCGGTCCTAAAAGACTAGTAGCCATCTGCTTATTCAAGCCGCGAGAGGCTGGCTGAACAAGAGACACTTGCTGGAGAGAAGCGCCTTCTTTACGTGAAACGGGCATGCAATCTTACGTGGTATTTAGTCAGGGAAAAAGACCGTATTGTGTTCTTGTTCCAAGCTGTCTACGCCAATAGCATCTGATAGATGCTGCTGGACTCGTTGTTCTATAGTAGTCCCGGGCTCGCCTAGTTCCTCGCCTCGTTCATTGAGGGCTATGTCCAAGGCGATCTTCTCGACCGGTTCCCAAGGAACAAAGATAGCATCTGTGTCGTTAACCAGATCGTCTTGAGGAGCACAGAAATATAGATTCCATGTCCTAGGAGTCTGCGGATTGTCCGGATTCATGTCCTGAACCGGGGTTTCCCAAAGGATACATCGGATGCCGGTTTTGGTTCCGTCGTTGTAGCGCTCTAGCCCAAAATAGATGGGGCGCGTCTCGGTAACGGGAATCGGAAGTTTATCCTGCTGCTGGTGAACCCAATCAGCAGGCATATGAAATAGTTGCCCAGGTGTGGGATACGTCACGTCGAAAGCCAGGGCTCTGGCGACGTTCTGCGGATTCTTACGAATCCTGGCTCTACCGTTGATCCTGGGATCGAGGGCTGTGAGATCATAGGAAGTCTGCCCGTAAACCAAATCGAAGGTAACAAGATGATTGAGCAATTGCCAATCCCAAGAGCCTTCTACTCGCCTCTTTGCGTCATTGATCCATTTGCCGATGAGCGTAGAATACGAATTAAACGTCACCGTACTTACGATCGGTTCCCGTAGCTCGATGAGTACGTCGTTTACTAGGTCTAAATAAGTCTTTGCTGCTGACAACTTTATCTCCCTAAAAGGGAGGGCTTCGGCCCTCCCGATCAGGACTACGTTTACGTAGACGGAAGCATGAAGACCACGCCCGCCTCGGGACGGAGGATACCGCCTCCAAAGATCGAATCCGTGGTGAACAAGTCCGCAAGCCACTCAAGCTTGTACTGGGTCTGAGAACGAGGATTCTGCTGCATAATCAGCACAGTCGAATCCTTGTGGACCAGGGCTCCAGCAAAGTTGTTGGTGACGCCGTCCGTAGCAAGGACGCTCTGCGTATTCGTGGAGACGTATACCGGCAGACCATACAGATCTCCGATGAGACCGTTACGGATACCGCCAGAACCGCCTTCACCGACGAACGCCTGCTCCGTGAATCGGCTGAGGCCGAGGAGCCTGCGCTTCTCAATCGGTGGGACCACGAATGCCCGGTTACGGAACGGGACGTCTACATCGTCCAACTTCTGGATCAGACGCCGGATACCCTCGTCCGTCAATGCCGCCGCATTGCCGGTATTGGTATTGGCCGCCGGATGCCAGGTAGTCGTACCATCGCCCACCAGCGCAGTCGAGTAGTTCGTTCCGCTCTGCAAAGCGGCCCACTGAGACTGCGTGAAGCTGTCGATCTTCTTGGCCATCGCATACCCGGCATCGTCCGTATAGAACTGCCGGAGAGAGTCGAACGCTTGGACACTCACGATGTCCTCAATCAATCGGGAATATTCCCAATGCTGATTGATGGTGTAGGTGTTGTTCGTCTCCGTGGTTGCGATCAGGGTGACCTGAGTGGAAGCCGCCTTAGCAGATGGAGCTCCACGAGTACCCTTCGGGATGTAGACCGTGTCGCCTTTCTTGCCGACATGATCCATGACAGTGACAAGCTCCGTTGCCACCAGATTGCTCTTAAACGACGCAATCACTTCGTCCGACCAAAGAGCGGGAATAAAGACCGCTGCATTGGTTTTGGTAGTATTATTAACACCAAGGCCCATTTGGGCACGCTCCTATATAGTTAAATTAAGGGTTATTCAGCCCTCCCATCCGCATAAGCCGCCTTGCGGGCTTCCTGGAACTTACGATCATTCCACTTGGCAATGGCTGCCTTATCACCTAGGAGTGCCTTGCGATGCAGTTCGCGTAGCTCCGCCCGACTGAAGCGAGGTTCGGTATTGGTCTGGGCTCCAGTAGAGCCTTCCAGAGTACCGTCCTTCTCTTGCTGCTTGCGGGTAACTTCGGCTGATTCTCGCGTAGCTTTTAGGTTTGTAAGCTCCTTGTGCTCTTCCCACATACTCCAGAGGGCTCGCGCCGCATCTAGATTATATTGGTTAGCTGCAAGGATGAGATTCGATCGAACCGGGTTCTTCTTGACCCATTCGACGAAGCTCGCATCATTGACGTCCTCTCTATAATTGGGATACTCGGTCTCGAAGGTTCGTTGGGCTATTCGCCGTTCAAGTTCCTCGTTGTCCTTCTGTATCTTCTCAATGGAGGGGTGTGTGCTGATCGCCGTATCCAGAGCTTTGTTCGGATCGGAGAGCAGTTCATCCGGAGTAATTTCCGGACGAGGTTCTTTCTTTGTTTCGACGGGCCTGGGTTGGACATCCAAAAGCTTGTCGATCATGCGCCGAGAATCCCCCAGCTCATTACCAAGTCGTGAACGTTCCCGCTCGACGTCCTGGTACATTTTGATTAGATCGGCCTGGGTTTTACCCCGTAGCTTCTCCGGGATCTCCGCAAGTTCGGCTTCGAGATTAGCGTTGTCGTTAACGGTCTCTAGCTCGTTGGTGTGCTCAAGTTCAGTCAAGGTTATCTCCAAAAAAGTTCCTGCCCTTAAAAATTAAAGGGTTATAGGAGGGAATGGGCTTAGTACATCCAGAGATTTGGATTGTCTGTAAGTTTGTCATTCCTGGCTCTAGCTCTGGTCCTCTTCTCCCACCTCGACGCCATCGTCGGAAAGTCGTCAGAGAGTCCCATCTTCGGGTCAAGCCGAGTCCCCGAGATAATGCGCTTCGCTGTTAATCCGCAAGTAATGCAGGGCAGCTCATCGCACCGCTCACATAGCTCCTCGAATTCCCCACATTGGGGGCACTCGAAAGCCCACATAATCAATTTAGACATCCAGTAGAGACTCCTCTTTCTGGTCATCTATATGGTCTTGAAGAATCTGATCTACGATAGTTCCGAGACTCAAAAACTCCTTATATACAGCAATTCGCCCTTGACCAAATCTAAGCATTTCTATGGTCACAGAGGGGTTGAGAAACTCTTCCTTCATTGCAGCAATCTTGGCTTCAATGTCTTCTACAAGGTGCTTCCATCCATCGGTAGCGATGGTAGACTGGATCGCCTCCAATCGTTTAACGTCGTCTTGAGTCATTATGGCTTATTACCTCCCACTGGCGTCTTCGGCTTCATAGCCGCTACTTTTTCCTGTGATTCAATCTTCTCTCGTTCTAGGCTTCTATCTGCTGATTGGTTGTGATGATCGAGCATTGTCTCTAGATGTTGATGATGAAGTTCCCGGGTCTGCCTGACGTGCTCAAGGCTTGTCTTTCTCTGCGCATTGCCGGCCTGGGAAATTGCTGCCTTGGCGTAGATCGGCTCAACGCTAGCTTTAGCCGAAGAGGCCCCCGCGTTAGCGAGGTTGAGCTGCGCCGCAGCAGAGGCTTGCTGAGCCTGACCTTTGAGTTTCTGGACAGTGAAGTACTTCTCCTGCATCTCTAGCTGCTGCATCTGTTGCTGCATCTGCTGCTGTTGAGGATTTGGGGCCATCATCTTATCGACAGCCTGAAGCATCTCTTGCTTATTCGGGCTATTGCCGGTGTCGATGATACCTTTGATAACGATAGGGAATAGTGCGGACTCGGGGGGGATGACTTGGACTAGCTGAGTGAGAAACGTCTGTTCCACTTCTCGGGCCATGATGCCCATGGTAGATTTGACGGTAACTTGGAAGTCAGGGGGATACTTATCCGGCTCAAACTGCATGTACCTCCAGAGAGCCTTCTGAACGAACTTACCAAGGAAATTCCGCTCGACGTTCATCATGGTGCGCTTGGCACGTTTGATGAAGCCGGCCATCATTTGACTCATTCCACCGGATGTTTCGTTTCTTCGTGCAGAATCCAGAGGCGTAGCACTATCCATAGCACCAGTACCCATTTGCACCATTCGTTCCAGATCGCTGGTATTTGAGAAAGATGCGGGGTCGAGATTACCAAAAGAAATGGGCTCCATAATTTCGGACGGTCGCCCGTTAAGGAAGAACATTCTACCCGGCTTTAGCTTCATGTCCATTCCGCGTGGAAGCCTGGTGGCATCAGCACCCATAATCGGGTAGGCCATAATGCCGATTGCGTCAATCCGAGCACGAAGCTCCGCGTCGAGAGCTTTTTGTGGGTTGAACCCTTTCTCGCATACGCCACGCCCCCAGAACTGCGCAGGAACCGTCTCGTGCTGATAGGCTATAATAGCCCGGTCCTTCATGTCGTAGGGATTCTCTACATCCCTAAGAAGAGTACCTTTGTTAGCAATCGTGACAATAGCCTCAACTAGTTCTCCGTCATCCAGAAGCGGGATGCCGTTGGCGTCCTTTACCTGATAGGCCTCTTCGTTAGCCGTCTCGGGAGTCCAATAGTCTTTGAGGTACTTCTTGGGTACCATTCCGTGGTACTCGGTGATAAACACCGCATCCTCGTTGTCCGCAATGCGGTAGGTGAAGGTTTTGCCAGATATGTCGAACATCTGGTCTTCGCCATTCCAATTACCTACCGGGGTTTTGTAATAAACTCCGTCTTCTTGCTTACTGATAATCTTGTGTTTAGGTATGGCGATCTCGTGGGCACATCCGAGAGCTTCATCTACGTTCCTGGCAGCAGGATCTATTACGAAGTCTTGGGGAGCAATAGGCTCAAGCCACACCTTGAAGTCCCCCGACCTAGGCCCTTTGGTGTAGCGGCCAATCATCACCTTGCCGATACCAGTACCGTACAAGGCGCCATTAAGATATGCTTCGCATACAGAGGCGGGCACATTGACTTGGTCCAAATCTTGGACAATCTGATCTCGGTACTGGAGCGCGTTCTGCCTGCGGGGATCGTCGTAATCCATTGGGACGTCAATCC